GCTCGCTGCGCTTGGTTCTGCTGCCGCCGCCCTAAAAGGTCTAGAGCGGCGGGAGCAAGCTTACCAACCGCCTTCCCGATAGTACCGAGAATCACGGGAAGCGGCATTAGAACCGACCCAGCGTCACCGGCGTACCAAACATCGGCAGCGGACGAACCGCCTCACGCTGGACAAGAATATCAGCCAAATACTCAATGTTCTGCGTCGCCGCCTCAGCACCAGCCGCAAGAACACGCGCCATCGGCGGCGTGTCTTCAATAAACGTCTGACCAAGCACTGGCGCCGACGCAAAATTTTGAGCCAGATGCCACGCAGCCAGCGTCCCACTCGCATACGTACGGAAACGACCCGTCACATCACTATACCGCGTCCGATACTCATGCCAACGCTCCTGGTAACCAAAGACGACGTCATCAGACGCCGCATTACCCGTCGCATAAATCTCCTTACGAAGAATCGCCTGCTCACCCAGACCAGCAAGCGACGGCCAATAAAAATCATACCGCGTATTACGACTAAACGTCCGCGGAATACCCTGATTATACGACAGCTCCGAGCGCACGGAAATAAGACCAATCACATAACCATGCTCAGTGGAAGCATACGACGCCATATGCTTACCCACCGCTGTCGCAGCAGCACCAAGCACACCAACGGTACCAGCACCGCCAGTAGTCTGAGCAACTGGCGTAATATTCAGAGCGGACGAACCGCCACCAATATATTCAGGACGCTGCTGACGAGCATCCGGCGAAATAACACCAAAATGCGACCGAACAATTTCAGTATAACGAGTGCCCCCACGAGCATCTCGCTCCAGCAACTGCTGCACCAAAAACGCCTGTCTAAACGAATTCACAGACGCTTCTGCATACACCTGCGGATAACCCGCAGCCGTCGCCTTCATCCAATACGGCACCGTCGCTCCATCATACGCATTCGCGTACGACGTCGCACTCAAACCAGAGGCCGTATCATACACCGAACCAATCGGACCGGTCCCAACGTTCAGATCAGTACTAGCAATACCAAGTCCACTCACCGCCGACTGAATCGACGGAGCCGTGAACTTCTGGGGCCACGGTAGCGCACTCGTAAAATAATCCTGAGACTTACCACGACGACGAACAGGGAACGCACTATCACCCTGAAGCGTATCGTCCATATTAAACGCCGCAGAATTAATCAGATTCTCATCGCGAAACCATTCGTTATAAATCAAATTATACGCCCGAAATGGCAACGCATTAACATCAACAAAAGCAGCAAGCTGACCGCCAACAGGAATTCCAAAATAATCAGGAATCGAACCAATCGAAGTTCCTGCAAAAACACGAACCTTCGGAATCACATAATCAATAGACGAGTCAGGATTGACCTGCTCGCCCATAAACTTTCGCCAATTCGACCATACAAGCCGATTCGGAACAAAAAAGAAATGCGTATCAACCCGCTGATTATCCATCATCGGGAAATACGGCGTAGCCATACGCACATACGCCGTGCAATCATACTTCAAATGATCGCCCGGCAGCACCTCATCGACCAGAAACGGGATCAGAAGACCCGCATTAAAAGTCGTTTTACGAGTAAACGACCCAAGAAACTTCGAACGCGGCACATCCGGCCGCTGAATCATCGCGCTGTCTTGCTGACTCGCAAGCTTACGCGCCGGCAACTGATACGACATTAGCCAATAGCCTCATCAAGTTTCGCAGACTCAGCCGCATCACGCGCCTGCTTCCACTGTGTTCCAGAGAAAATAACCATGGGAGCACCCATAAACGTCCCGTCATCTTCAAGCATCCCAAGCGACAAAAGTTCATAGTCATCCGGATGCTGTGCCGGATACGACTTCGCATCACTCAGCACATCATGAAAAAAACGAATAGCAGCAGCGTCGGCCTTAAACAGCCACACCTGCTGCCCAATGCTCTCCGCAACCTTATCCCGAATCGCATACACATGCATCATCCGTACATCCTCCGTTGATTTTGCAGTGACAACCGCGACATGGCAATCGCCTCTGCCGCGTCCCGCTGTTCCCTACTAGAAACCCTGCGATGCTGCCACTTCTCGTGTGCTACTTCTTCCTGAAACGCGGGGTCAGCGTTCTTCTTAAACGCCTCATGCAAATATCGCGGTACAGGATACTTCGTCCCATCAAGCACAGCAAAACGTGACCAACTACGCCAAAACTTCCTAGCCGAACCCCCAATTCCGGGGTTCCGGGACATCAACACAAAGGGTGCTTCTCTACCATACAACTCGCCAGTCTCGATATCAAGCACCTCTTTAAACTGGCTGTGCCACCCTTCCTTCTTCGCACAATACCCTGCGACGTACTTAATCGCCGCCGGCGTCAACTTATGCACACCAACGTGTCCTACATCCCACGCCTTACGTATCGAAACTTCCTCCCCATTAACGCCATACAAAATGGCGTGATAATGAGGTCGTCCACCACGTTCGCCATACTCACCGCAACCAAAAAATCGAACCTTCTCCGGGGCCAAACGCGCCCGTAAACGCTTAATGTAGCCGGACAAATGATTTCGCCTAACGGACCGATACGCGGGTAAATTCTCGTCGGAGTATGTAAGCGTAATCCAACACGCTTTCTCATGATCCTGCAACTCCAACGAACAACGAATAGCCCACGACCGAGCGCGGTCCATCCGACATCCCAAACAGCCACCACACGGCATATCCACCGCTTCGCGGTCATCAGACTCAGGACGTCTCAGCGAAACCTTACCGTCCAGGCGCCACATCCGAAACGGATGATGGCACGCCACACTTACAGCCTCCAGCCACCGCGCAGCGGAGACCGAAGATTGAGCGCCATCGTCTTTCCTGCACGGGCCTGAAAACGCTTCGCCGACCGACCCTTCCTAGCTCCCATCCGTCGCATTGCCTTATCCTCTTATCAAGTGGTGAAAAGCTGTCAGTTAGCACGTATTTATCAAGTATAGTATATACGTGCTAACCTAGCGCGCCCGCCGCTGGCGGGCTTGCTGACGGGCTAGAGGCCTCGGAGGTTCCCTCCGATGCCTCTAGACCCGTTTTAAAGGCTCCTGAGCCGATTCCGGCCAAAAAAGAGCCCAAATCAGGGTACGCTTCACGCACCTCAACAGGCGCAGACTCAAACCACGCCTGAAAAATCGACCTAGACTGCATCTGACCAGTCAGATCGCTATCAAAATCATGAGTACCATAAACAACCGGACGCATCACGTAACCGTGCTGCGCCAAAATGTGATTTACATCACACTCCTTAGAAAACTCCTGACGAGTCTTATCCTCAAGCTCATCAAACACTATGCCCATATCCTTGTTCACATCATTAATCCGCACAACATCATGTAACGAAAACGGCATTAGAACATCCTCAGTAAAGGAACAATCATCTTTAAAATCTTCGACACATTACCCTTACCAGTCTCCATCTGATTCAGAAAATTCCTCTCAAAACCCTGAATATCAGCAGAAACACCAGCCGCACGAGCCTGCGCCTGAAGCGCCGAATTACTCGAACGAATCGAATCCGGCGCTAACGACGTCGCCTCAAACTGCGACGCAATAGACTTCGCCAACGGCGAATCCAAACTAACGTTCTGACCACTCGCAATCGCGTTCCACACGCGCTGCTCCATACTACGCTTCTGTGCGTCAAAACCCGCGACCTCAGCCTCCGCCTTCGACTTAATACTCTGCTGAGTCGCTATTTCAAGCTGCTTACGCACCAACTCCAACTGAGACCGATTCATCGCCGCCTGCTGCGCCGATGAAAACGCCCCAGACAACTCATTACCAATCTGCGCTTGCACCCCCCCGGGTGAACTCGCGCTTTGAC